GCCATGCAGATGTTAATTACCTATCACTCCAAAACAGATCTTTCATCCATAACGAAAGACACCGGTCTAGGGATTTCCAACAACTTAATGTTGAGAAAACCTGTTGAACGGATTATTCGTAAACTAGGCAGTCGATTCATTAGAAAACCATTGATGAAATCAAATGTTTTTCTCGATGGAGATTGCAAGATTATTGATAATAGAGCAAAAAGAAAATTTTCTTTTGAGCCCCATTATAAATGGTCTATGAAATCTTCACCAAATGGAATCAGCTTCTTCTCACTACTCAATGATATAGTAGCAATTAGAATAGACGGAACGATGTTCAAGCTAGTCGAATGGGCTAGTACCTATTATGATACTAGCACCGTGACTAACTGGTTCGATGAGGCCATAGGCTTCTACGAGGATTTACGTGTTCCGGAACATCCTGTTTTTACAGGAAAGATTTCGGCTACACAAGAACCTGGGAAGTTAAAGCCCAGAATCTTTGCCATTGTGGATACAATCACACAAACACTTTTATCAGATTTTCATGACGATCTAATGGCATTATTAAAAACAATACCAGAGGATTGTACATTTAACCATGATAAGGTGAGTGAGGTTGCATTCCAGTATCATCAAAAAGGAAATCCTTTTTACGGATATGCCGATTTGAGTGATGCAACGGATTCAATCCCGATGAGTTTCTATGTCAACATAGGAAATCTTCTCCGACCAAACCTTGGGACGAAATGGGTGGCACTTTTTGGCCGCAAATTTCATCTAAGTAAGTCTGTCAAATCTCACATGGAAAAAGAGATGATCCAACAGCTTGGGGATTCTGTCACCTATAATACAGGACAGCCAATGGGTGCATTGTCAAGTTGGCCTTTTATGGCCCTCTTACAACACATCCTTGTCTGGAATGCATTTGGTAGCAGATCCCAAGCCAAAGGAAAATATCTTGTCCTTGGAGATGACATTGTCATCTTTGATGAGATAGCTTACAACAAGTACCTGTCTTACCTTGATCAACTTAGAGTTCCGTATACCAATGATTTTTCAAACATTGGATTTGAGTTCGCTAAGCGTTATTTCTTAAATGGTAGAGAGATAACAGGTGCATACTTATCAGCATTATATGCTAATAGGAATGATCCTTATATCTTTTCTATCACTTATAGAAATCTCATTGACCGCGGTTACAACATAAACCCGAGTCTTCCTCAATCTTTCCAGAGATACCTAAAAGTATCCCCAAAGAGGGTTAAGGAGATCAACTTGATCATGCTTGTCCCTTTCGGTACGAGCATCTCGCCTAGATGTGGCTACAGATTTCTCTGTCACATCCTGGGCAGATCTTGGTGTCACAGCCAATTCAAGACAATATCAGATGAGCATGTCAAAGTGCTTACTGATTTGGCTCGAGTGGTGATGCGACAACAAATGACCAGTGAGATCACGG